CGTTTAACAGAACCATCTGTTGCTAACAGCCCGTTAAACAAGCCAACTAAAAATAAAGTAGATTTGGTATCAAATACACTATCCCAGACTTGCTTTGTTTTTGAAGTTCCCGTAAATAACAAATCTGAATTAATAACTGTAATTTTAGTTCCGCCAGTGGTTGTTGTAGTTTCAGTAAATGAGGCATTTAAGGCAGTTAATACTGACCGTAGTTCTACAAGTTTTCTTTCTTTTTTCAAGTGAAATGTAATTCTATTAGTAGAGGCTCTACTACCATCTCCCAAGAAAAAGCCATATAAAAAGCCCTCATCGTATGTGCCATCTGTTGATTCAGACTGGTATTTAGCTGTTGTCTTAACTCTGTATTGCTTATCAAAGGAGTCTTTTGCGGTTAAGAAATCATAATCATGAAACGAAGTAGCTTTCCTTCTTGCTACCCACAACCTATGATTAGGTGTAACGCAAAAATCAACTTGCCCTTGAATAACTTGTAGCATTTTTCCAGAGTAATCATCAGCCACAAGCCTTTTTGGCGTCTCAAACTTAAAAGTTCCATCTGTATTAACAGCTGCTAACTTATCTGTTAGCAATACCTCGCCCCAAAACTTCCAACCAAAGTTTGTAAAAACCTCAGTGTGGACATCATAGCATGTATGTCCGTGTTTCGCAAGGTAATAGATCAATTTCTCGTCTTCCGGCTCGAACACCACCTTCTTCTTACCCATTGAGACTCTGGCCGCATTAATAACGGACAAATCCGATCCCATCTTGTCTACCATGGTCACAAAGCCATTATTCCCCACTGTTATTGTCATTTTTCGCCGCCTCCAAAATAGCGTTATTATTTTTCTGGCAGTAGTGTAAAGCTCCAGCTATCAAGTATAAAATACCCACTTGACTCCAAACAATGGTAGTAGCAAATAGCATAACTACTGCATAAACTAGTGCGATAAGCTTAGAAGGCCCTAGAAAGAAATCTAGAACTTTAGCTAGAGTTACCTCCCAGGCTCTTGGATGAGCCTTTGCATTAGACATTTTGTCTCCTAGTGGTTCACGTTAATTCTTTTAGTCCACATTATAGCATCAGCTAATTCACAATCTTCTGTGAACATAGCCTGATGTTTTTCAGCGAGCACTTTAGCATTAATAAACTTTTCAACGGAGTTCTCTTTTAACCACTTGCTTATGAGCTTTGATTGAGCCTTATTAAAAGCGCTCGGTTCCCCTTTAAAGATGGAAATAACCTTTAATGTGGATGCTATCTCTTCGTAATTTGGGATGTAAGTATCATCCCTCCAATCAACTAAATCGAACTGCATTTTTACTACTATAGTCTTTTTAGTCTGCTTCTGTCTCATCTGGCCAGCTCACTTTCGAAGAGTTTACTGCGCTTGTCCAAGCAAATAGTGCTTCCGTTTTAGTTTGCTTTGCTGTCACACCAACAAATAAAAATAATTCGTTACTTGCTGGAGTAATTTTTATATTTTTAACACTGGCAATGGCATATGGATCTTTAGATTCTTCTAGTGCTTCAAGCACCCTGACAACAAAGAGATCTAAGTTTTCCATAGGTATTTCGAGGGGTTCGTTTGGATCAACTTTAACTTTTCGCTTAGCCATAAAGTACAAAAGACCTCCATACTTAGTTCTTATGTTACTTTCCACTCTTTATATTCTCCTCCGGTAGTAAAGAATCTCACGATGGAAATATCTGACCGTTTGATAACACTCTGGCACAACTCACAGGGAGCGGAAGCAGAGGGCATTCCATCTGCTCCTTCTCTGTAAATGTAAAGAATGAGTTTTTTATTTGTATAGTTTGGGCTATACTTGATCTTATCAAGAGCGCATTGCTCTGCGTGAGTAGCCTTTCTATACTCAACGAGTTTATTGTTTACTACTTTAATAAACTTGTTGTCTGGTCTACTTTTGTAATATTGATTGAATCCAATAGATAGGAGTCTACTGCCAGCAAATATAGCGGCTCCCATCCTCTCACGCTTTAGAGGACCATCAGAATAAGATGAGGCCACTTTCGCAGCCTCAAATCCCTTCTGTATCCTTGTTGGTAGTTCGTTAAGAGAACTTACTTTGATCGGAGAACTATTGTCAATAACCACGCCATCCACTCCTGTTCCCATTAAGGTATGCTAGACGCTCGGCTTCTTTGGTAGTAATACGATTGATCAGGATATCCAAATCAGTTTCCATCCTACTAAGAAGGTCAATAGTAGATGGGTTCCCATCTTCTTTGATAAAATTGAGTTGTGTCTTATGTGTCTGTTCTTTCAATGCTACCAAAGAACCTAGCAGGCTCATTAGAACCCCTTTCTAACAGGCTTGGGTTAAAAGAAAAGCTAAACTCGTCAGCTAAAATCCAAGGTCTTTGTACTTTTTGCTTGCCTCAAAAACTCTCATCGGGTACGCCATATTTGGCACAGAAACTCGAGCATCTACTTTTTTTCCAATCAAAATCATAGTCCCAGAATTTCCCCAGAAGTAGCTGTGTAAACTATATGTAAAATTATCTGGTTCCGCCACACCGAGTTCAATATACTGTGCTTGTAGATCAGACAAGTAACTAAGACCAACAATGATAGCAGTTACTGGATTGTAAAGTTCGTCTGAATTAGCGGCTCTACGCTCTACTCTAAGATAGGGCTTAGCCGTTGCTGGCATGACTTGTGTCAAACCCTTGGCTCCACAACTTGAGGTAGCTCTAATATCCCAGCCACTCTCTACTTCGATTAATCCCATTGCGATATGTAACGGAATATTTTTAGCCGTTGACATCATCAATAGTGTATTACATACCTCAACCTTAGTTTCGGCAGGAACCTTAGTTCCTAACTTCTCGTCAACTACTTTAAGCAGCTTTCCAGGAAGCCCTTGCTTCTCCATTGCAACGAGGACTAGATTCTGTTTCTCATTCTGAGACTTAACCGCTTCCATAACTTCACGGTATCCATAAAAACCACCAGCCGCTACCAAAATTGGTGCGATAGCTGTGATTGCGTTCAGTTTGATAATAGATTTTGTCTTCTTTTCAAGTAATTCAAGAACACTCATTAGTAAAACTCCTTAAAATAGTTGATGGCGGGATGAACCTAATACTGTGGCTCATCCCGCCATCACTAACTTAATTCTAATTACTCAGCGGCATCGTCAGAAGCCGTGCCACGCAGACGAATATAGACGAAGCTTCATTATACCAATCTCGGTTTTCTATCATGTAATTTACAACCCCAGTATGTAAGATTATCTGCATTATATAGTCTCGCAAACTCTTTGTCTACCAAAGCAAAATTATCACAAGCCTCTTTAAAAGAGGTAGCAAAAGCAGAACCGATATGTGTAGTAGCTATTTCCCAATCGTCTGCCCATATCCAAATTTCATAAAAATGTGCTTCGTTCATATATGACTCCCGCAGTCGAATAAAACCACAATTAATTATATGACAACACTACCACAAACTTCCGGCATATATCAAATCAGAAATACTAAAAACAACAGGATTTATTTAGGCTCAACTGTCAACTTTAATAGGCGATGGATAGAGCATAAGAAAAAACTTGTTGCTAATAAACACTGTAATTCAAAACTACAAAGAGCCTGGAACAAATACGGGAAAGATTTATTTGTTTTTGAGATCTTATTAGTTTGCGATAAGGCAGAGCTATTGATATACGAACAACAATACATAGATAAATTACAGGTATATAAAGAAGGTTATAATTGTGCCCCAAAAGCTGGCAATACTCTTGGCCTTAAAAAGAAACCTCTAACGGAGGAACAAAGGCAGAGAGCATCGGTAGCAAGGCTTGGTAAAATTAAACCTCTATCAGAAGAAGGCAAGCAAGCCGTAATAGCAGCAAATAAATCCAGGATTTGGACAGATGAAGCAAAGGAACGAGTAAGACAAAGCAAACTTGGTAAAACAATTTCAGAAGAAACCAAACTTAAAATGTCAGAGACTCATAAAAAAATACCTGGTAAGCCACATACGGAAGAAGTAAAGGAGAGATTGTCTGCTATTGCTAAAACACAAAACAGAACAATCTCTCCTGAACTACAAGCTAAAATGCGAGAGGCAAGAAATAAGAAATACCCGCCTTGCAATAAAAATTAATTACTCTGCGTCAGAGTCATTTGAACCTCTGAGCCTTACCATTCCGTTCTCGTCCACGCCCTTGCCGACAGCGATCTTCATAGCCGCTGCGACAACGGTATCCGTGTCAAGATCCTTGAAAGTTTCAAGAGCAGAAGTGAAGCCCTTGAGGAGCATTTCAGCGGAGACAGATCCATCAGTGGAGGCAGAAGCGAAACGGCAAGCAAGCTTGGCCGCAGTAGCGATAGCAAACTTGGTCTGCTTTACCTTGCTACCATCACCCTTCTTCGCACGACCAACAGGCTCCTTGATCTTGGCAGTATTGAGAGTGCTTACAGCGTTATTAACATAATCAGTCACGCTCACACCGTTGGTTTCGAGGTAATTGAGAACGTCCTCGCCATTGGGAAAACCCTTGAGGCGAGCAACGAGGGAAGTCTCAACCTTCTCAGCAGGGGCGTTGAAGCTCTTGCCCATGTCAAGAACACTGCGAAGGGTTTCGATACCCTTGCGAGAAACAGTGATCTGACCAGAGTTGTTCATGTTACCAGAGATAGCTACGGACATATTGGCACGGGTAGTACCAGTGTTAACGAGAGTGATAGTGATGTTAGATGCGGTCATGATGACCTCCTTAAGGGTTATTTGTTACGTTCGGGATACTAATAATACTCGTATTAATAGATTTTACTGCTTGTTACTAAGGTGTAGTTTCTGTTTTCTCGAACTTCGACCACCTTAGGCGGTGTGCCGTCATTCATTCCAACTCTTCCTGCAATCCCATTGTATGCGGCCCTCGTAGCCTCATTCAAAGCTTCATTCATGTCTTTGAATGTTCCAATGGTAATTCCGTTTACTGTAGCGATATATTCAACTTCATTAGTCCACATCGCTACTCCCCGTTTGATTTAGTGAATGGGGCCAAAACTTCTGAGAATGTAAAAGTCACTGACTTGTCTTCATTCGTTTGAATGTCAGCAAGGCCGTAACCCTTCTCAATCTTTTCGTGGTACTTGGTGCGGATGAAACATCTAACCGCCTGACATACCTCATCCTGTGAAAGAACTACTGTTCTAGTAGATAACACTGCTAACTCCTTAACAGAGACTGAACAAACTTATCTAGTTCAGCATGAAACTCTTGAAGAGTTCCGTTATTGGGAATAGTTATGTCGAAAGGATAATCATCTGGATACCCGTTTTCCGAAGAATGTGAATCTATAATAGATTCGTTGGGCCGTCTTATTTGGCGGATGTTATCGTTTGACACAACCCGAACAATGTAAAAGCCGTTCATAGTACCACCGTCTAATTCATTCTCATATCTCCCATCAGAAATATAGATGTTTGTTTGTTGGTTATGACGATCAGCCAGACAAAAGGTTCTGTTAGTAAAGATGTCAGGGTCTTTGGCTCGGAAGAAGTCTCCCATAGTTGTAAGGAACTCACGATCCTTGACCTTTTCCAATCCCATTACAGTTTGACAGAAATACATCATGTCGTATATAGGTTTTGCAAAAGACATCTTAACCCCGCCATATTTGGAGATTAGATACTTTACGGCCTCATCTTTGCCTGAACCTTTCTTACCTGAAATCATTATTCTCATATGCCACACCTGAATTATATGTATGAAGAAAAAAGAACCTGTTAAAAAAACCAAGTTACTTACTAATAGTCTTGTCACCATTGGTAGAAGCCAAGCGGAAGAAATTGTTATAGCGTTGCTTAGGCTTAACTTTCCTGGTATCAAGATAGAACGAAATGATAAATCTGTTCTTGGTAGACAAGAAATTGACGTTCACTTAGTAGACTACAAGATAGCCATAGAAATTGATGGTATCACACACAGCCGCCCAATCTTTGGGGCTATTAGATTTGCAGAAAGCCAGGAACGAGACAAGAGAAAAGAAGCGAGACTTCGTGACCTTGACTTCTTATTATATCGTATAGACATTGGTCAAGTAGAAAAGGAAAATTTGTATTCTTTTCTCAAAAACTACCTGTCTACCAGCTTAATACCAGTATTAAAAGAGGTTATCCCAACAAGAGTGGTTAAGATTTCTTTCTAGAAGCTGAAATTTTTGCTTTGGTTTCCTCTGTATGTTTCCTACCCTTCGCTGCAATAGATAATTTAAGTTTAGTCTCTTCGGAGAGGCTCTTTCCTAAATTATACTTATTTCCTTTACTCTTAATGCCTATTTTAGCTTTATGTTCAAGAGATAACGTTTTTCCGCTATGGGCTTTGGATAACTTTTCTTTAGCAGATGGTGAACACTGTTTACCTAAATGGGCTTTAGATAAATTATCTCTGTGTTCTTTACTTTTTATGCGGCCTTTATTAGACAAGGATATTTTTTGCTTAGTCTCTTCCGACATTTTATATCCTAAAACAGAGCCTGCTGTTTTACATATGTTATAACATTGTATGCCACCATCCCAATAAGCATCTAAAAATCGCTGCTCATAAAATAACAAATCTTTTTTAGAGCAATATAAAATTATACTAAACGTAAAACAAGTTATTCCATATTTATTGAATGAGCTTTGTAAATGATTATTTACGTGCTCCTTCTTTTTTAACTGTCTTTTATGCTCTAAAAATCTGGTTTTAAGATTTATAGCAGAGCCATAATAAACCTTATTGTTTTTAAGGTTTGTAATTTTATATATACCAGACTTTAAGTTATCCATAAAACCTTTTAATTTAATTCTGTAAAAGAAGTTCTTTCTTCACAGCGGCTGTCTGAGTAGACCTGAACCAGTTGTCCAAGTAGGCTTTGTCTAAGTTCTCTTGTAAAGAGCTGTAAGGCAAAGATACAGTCATGAGTTTGTTATAACGCTCAGTCAGATACTCTTGCGCCCACTCAAACTTGACAGTCTCGTCAAAGCGAAGATTACAATAGACTGAGGCATGATCGCATGGAAAGATCAGCTCTCCAGTATCTAACAACTCAATAGCCTCGTCAATGATACGAATAGCATGATACATAGCCTTGCGATCAAAGGCTCCTTCTTTGGCCGCCGACTTAGCCCGCTCACCATACTTTGAAATCATTAACTCAACACGGGCTGTCCACTCGTAGAATGATACCACACACTCAAACTGCTTATCAAGAATCTGATAATAGTCTACGGTATCACCAGCATTATTAGTCTTCTCACCCCGTGATATCATCTCTGGATACTGATCACAAAGCTTATCAAGAGCAATTGAAGCATAGTTACCATCAGTATACTCAAAAGCTTTTGTGTCCTCAGTTACCACATGGTATGCTTTCCACAACTTGAGGTCATCAAACAAGGCCTTCAACATATTAAGAGAAGCACCTTTCTCAGAATAAACCCTTGCCTGTTGCTTGGCGTACCCTACAAATGGCATGATGTTCTTGCTCACCAGACGGCGTTTATTCGCACGAAGCTCCTCCCAGGCTGGGGAAGTCTCAATGATGAATTGCTCAGGCGTAAATAGCATCTCTATAGCGTTAGTCTGTTGCTGACCTAACAATAGAGTGAACTTACGCAAAGAGAAGAACTCGGTATCATCAGGAACATGCTCTCTATAACAATCGGGAGCATCTGTGATAAGTTCTGATAGAGACTTCGAATAGACTACTTTGTAGTCGGTATCAGAGCCAGCATGACTTGTGCCATATAACTTAGATCCGTGGATGCTCTTAAAGATTGTTTTCATCCTAGCAACCTTTCGTCAAAGAAACTCTTGTAATAAGGGCTGTGATCAATAAGATCAGCAGCAACTTTGAGCAGTTCGTGCGGTGTGATAGCCTCAACTAGCTTTACTTTGTTGTCATCACTATCTTCACCTATCACAGTAACCTTAATATAATCATAGTTACCTTGTTCGCAATACTTAAACTCTACTGACATGGCTACTCCTCAAAGGTCATTACTTCGTAGTAAGATCAACATTCTTGTACAAGAAACTGGTGTTTCTTAGAGAAATGAACATCTTCCATGTCAGATGCCCTGAATACAGCGTTCATAAAACTAAGCTTTTCCTGGTCAGTCCTCTTTGGGTTCCAAGATAGCCGCCTACGAATAAACCAACTAGCGTGTTCTTCTGTGTTAAAGTATATTATACCCTGTTGAAAAGCGGTATCCTGGAAGTGTGCTATATCAGCTACTACTTCAAAAGGAACCATCTTCTTGGTAGGATACCTGTAAGCCCTAGGCCATCTAATATCTGACCCTGTTGTAAGGCAAAGTATCTTGTACATCATTTACCTCCTTGTTAATAAAAATGGTGCCGCCGGTAGGAATCGAACCTACTGTGTCCGTTAAAGATTCAGATTTACAGTCTGATGCGCCCCTCCAACTGCGCTGCGTCGGCATTAATGATGGTCCGGGTAGCAAGATTTAAACTTGCGATCTTCTGCTCCCAAAGCAGACGGATTATCAGGCTTTCCTATACCCGGTTATAGATGGTTGGGACGCTAGGATTCGAACCTAGAGTGAGTTTCCTCGGCAAAGTCAAAGTCTGCTGCAATACCATTATGCGACATCCCAGTTACTTACTGTATCGAATGGAGCGGACTAAAACCTACTTGAAATCCAAGAACACCATCTAAGCAGGGTTTCATATACTACTTCATACCATTTCATAGACATTTTGGGTTATCCTCTCTTTCAAACCTTCTGTTAAGGCTGATCAATTTTTGAACTGCTTCAACCATTATATCGTTATCCATACATATTTGACCAGTTCTTAGTCTTCCTATTTGCTCTAAGTAAAGTCTTATTCTCTCAGCTTTCTTAGTGTAGTTTTTTCTTGGGCCAGACATTACAGCTCCTGTATCTCAAAAAGCATTTCATATAGTTTAACAGTTTTAAGCATATCTTCTGTTAAGTTGATGTGTTCTCTAGACCAATGGCTATCAATCATCAAGCCAATCAAAGGGCCGGGCTGGTTATAACCGCTTGCGTGAATAGTGTTATACACCCACTCATCAAGCTCGTTAAGCTTTGACTTAGGCTTACCATTATAAATCTTTGCTTGCCTAAGATCATTTGTCCAATAACCAAACCCAGGCCACATATTAAAGAACTGCTGTCCTTCGATCATAATAGATATTACAACTTTTATTCTAGTCATGTTAGTTATCTCCTTAAAGTATAACAGCAGTTAAATCAATTTTAACGATGTTTACAGTTATAAACCCAGCAGGTGGCGGGTTAGCATTGACATTAGAAAATCTAAAATCAAGTCTATTCTTTGCTGCAGACGCATCAGAAAGTCTATTAAAGTGCTTGGCCTCTTCTAATGTCTTAGCCCACTTCTTTTTATTATCGGAAATAAAAAAAGGGGGTTGTTTACTACCTTGTGTAATTGACACAACATATTTAACCATGATTGCCTCCTATAACAACAAAACCCCAACCGAAGCTGGGGTTAGTTGTAGGCTCTGACGAGTAGTAGTTAGTTAATCTTTACTTTAGTAGGTTTTCGGTCCTCTGGAATGACATCTTCCAAAGAGATAGTTAGCAAACCATCAATGAAGTTAGCTTCTTTGATGACGATAGTCTCAGCGAGAGCAAAAGACTTAGAGAAGGATTTCTTTGTGATACCTTGATGAAGAACCTTAGGCTTCTTAATATCCTCTGTCTCTTTCTTATAGGAGACAGTAAGGACACCATCTTTGTTCTCGATATCAATACCAGACTTAGGATAGCCAGCAAGGGCCATCTCAATGAGGTAAGTAGTATCAGTAGGTTTTAGGATGTTATACTTAGGGAACTTAGGTTCCTCAACATCAAAAGGAAAATTCTCTGCGAAGTTGAAAAAGTCATCAAGTCCGAGAGAAATAGGTCGTAGCTGTTTAATTGTATAGAATTCTTTTGTCCACATAGTTATCTCCTGTTAGGCAAGTTGTGGGTGAGTCCGTTAGGCACTCATTGTAATGATACGCCCGTCAGAGCCTTATCTAAATACTTAATTATGGTTTTCTAAAATCTTGCTGAATACAGATAGAGACTGCCTTAGGAGCGTGGTTAGAATAATGACAACACCAGTTATTATGCTTACTATTTTCTAATCTACTACCCTTGGGATGGCCAGCAACATGATGATGCGGACAACCCTTGCAATGGTCCGGTATCTTTTGCTTACTCATATTCTATAGTTCTCAGGAAACGCTGTCTTATGACACTCTCTACAAATTTCAGCATCCTCGTCTGTGCAGTTTGATGGGTCAACATTACAGTGTGGACTTTCATGATTTCTCCGTGTTAGGTGTATCAGGATTAAGGAAGGACATCACAGCCCACTCAGTATCACCAACTCTAGATTCAGAGGCTTCGGGGTCCATACGCCTGAGTAGTTCAGCCAGGGAAATTACTTCACCATCTTTGATTAGAGGCATGATTGCTCCATTTGATTTTTGGTCGGCACCACTGGGATGGATGAAGTCGAGCAGCTTTTGGTCGGCGTCCTGCTTGTTGGATGACACCGCCCAAGCCCACACAGCCGCCTCCAGTCCAGTTACCCGCTCTTTCGCTTTTTCCAGTAGAGCAACGCCTAGTTTGTGATTAGCTTCTAGCTGAGCTACTTTGGCTTCTAACTTTCTTTTCTGTTCACCTAATCGTTGAATTGAACAGGTATCACAACAGCATTCTGTATCATAGTTATGCATCACTATCTCCTCTTACTTATACAAGTGTTTACGAACAAACCAACCAACCCAATAACTAATAAAGGACATTAACCAAATCACCATAACATTAATATGTATGTTCATGTTATATCCTAATACTTAACAGGAATGTAATTTTCAATTCTCATAAGACTATTATACTTATCCAGAACCATATCGTAAGTAAACTCAGAGACACCATCAAAAGGATTAATGTCACCCAATACAGTCGTTTGTGCGCCAGAATGTGGAAGAATATCAGCCACTCTCTGCTTAACTGCATAAGCCTTCTTACAGGTGTTGAATCTGGCTTCTGATATAACATCTTTAGCGTCCATATCAAAGAAATTCTTATAGATATTTTCTAGCGATTTCACATTCTCGTCTGTTGTAGAAGCGAAAAACATTGGGAGACAACGCTCACCAACATAAACAGCCTCCCCGGCGCTGTAATAGGACAATCCACGCTTCTCACGAATCTCCTCATACAAAGGAGATTCTAATCCACCGTTGATACAGTTAATAATAAACCCCATCATCTGAGTGTCTTTGATATCAGCAGGTTCATTACCAAGCAAACCAACAAGAGTCTTACCATCTTTAGGAACCGCTTCAAGATCAAGACCGTAGTCACTATTAAAGACAAGCTGATCAGGATTCTTGCTGGCATACATAATAGGCTCATCTGTAAAAGCCCCATCACCCATACCAGAGGATACATACTTAGGAATCTTTACGAACTCCTCACCAACCTGACAGATGATGTTAGGTAGCGTGAACTCAGCTGCTCTCATAAGAGATTGCTCGTAACTAAATGATTCAATATCTGATTTATAACCAATAGCGCCACAATAATCATAATGCCTACGCATAAGATTGTAGTAGAACCCAGACTCTTGACTATTGAAAGTATCACCGTATTCTTGTAGAACGGTATTCTTCTCCGTCTCGAATGCTTCCTTAGTCCAAGGAGTCGCCGCCTGTTTAGTGATTCTATTATATAGCTCATCACAAACCTCCCTAAGAGATTCAGTAAGACCGCTGAAATGAAAGACAACCTGATTGTCAGAAGTGTAAGCGTTATGACTGATACCAAGAGCTTTAAGTTGCTCTCGCATATCATCGAAAGGCTTGCAGGCCAAATGCTCCATTAAATGCGAAGTTCCCCTTTCTCCGGGCTTCTCGAAAAAGCCCCCCATCTGCCTGTAGGCCAACCCAAATAAAGACATACCTATGTTATTGGGAACGAACACATTCTGTTTAAATGGGTATAGCGTCATTGATACTTTCTTTTTCATTCTGACTCCTTTGGTTTATATCTTACAAACACGAAATGACAGGGGTAGAGCCTACCCACAATAGCGTTAGGCATTTCATTTCT